TTTGAATTTGTTATGGCTAAAGTTAATGCAGTTTCAGGGGCTACTGAATCAGAGTTCTCAGCACTAACTAAATCTGCAGAGGATTTAGGTCGTTCAACATTCTTTACTGCTACGCAAGTTGGAGAATTACAATTAGCATATTCTAAATTAGGATTTACAGCACAAGAGATACTAGATGCTACTGAAGCAACTCTTGATTTAGCTACTGCAACAGGAACAGACTTAGCTAGGGCTGCACAGGTAGCGGGTGCTTCTATTAGAGGTTTTCAATTAGATGCTAGTGAAGCAGGTAGAGTCGTAGATGTTATGGCAGTTGCGTTTTCAAGTTCAGCATTAGATATTGAGAAATGGAATACGAGTATGACTAAGGTTGCTCCTATTGCAGCTATGGCGGGATTTGAAATAGAGGAGGTTGCTGCTATTATGGGTAAGCTTTCTGATACAGGTATTGAGGCTTCTATTGCAGGTACATCTTTGAGGAATATATTCCTTAAAATGCAAGACCCTTCATCAAAGCTATCCAAAACATTAGGTCATACGATAACAAATTTAGATGAAATGTTAATAGCATTTAAAGGACTGCAAGATGAAGGTACTGACCTTACTGATGTTCTTGGTTTTATGGATATTAGACAGGTAGCTGCGTTTGGTACTATGCTAGAGGGTTCTGATGATATAGCAACATTGAGGGATGCATTATTAGAAGCTACAGGAGAAGGAGAGAGAATGGCAGATATTGTAGGGGACACGCTACAGGGTTCTATGCTTAAGTTTACATCTGCAGCTCAAGGAGCAGCAATAGCTGTTATGAAAAACTTTGGTGGTGGATTGAAAAAAGCATTTTCATCATTAGCTAAATTCTTAAACAAATTAGTAGAGAATGAGGATGCTATGGCTAAATTAACATCTAATATTAAGTTAGCAGGAAAATGGATTGGATTGACAGCAAAAGCACTCTTAAGTTATGTTGTTGGTGCTAAATTAGCGGCTATGTGGACTGCAACAACAAGTTCTGCATTTTTTACTATGATGACAGCCTCTCAAAGAGCTGCAACAGGAGTTAGAATTCTTACTGTAGCTTTAAGAACATTTACTTCTGCTCTTATAACTACAGGGGTAGGAGCATTAGTAGTTGCGTTAGGATTTCTCGTTTCTAAAATGTTTGAAGCTAAAGATGTTATAGCTTCTATTCCTACTACATTAGAAAATGTAGACAACGCAATGTTAGATACTGAAAAAAAAACTAAAGGGTTAGAAAAAGAATTAGAATCTCTATCTATAATTAGAGAGAAAATGATTTCTCTTTCTAAGGAAGAAGGAAGGGATTTAAAAGAAAATTCTAAACTAAGCTACACATACACAGAGCTTAAAAAGAAAGAAAAATTATCTATATCTAACATTAATAAGGTTATGAAAGTTCATAATCAAAACCTTGTAAATGAAAAAAATAGCATTGAAGATATAACAACTGCTACAGACACTCTTATAGAGGCTATGAATAAAAAGGCTTACGCTAATATATATACAGATATGAGAGCCAATATTCTAAAGTCAGAGGTTGAGGGCGATTTGCTTCTTAAGCAGATAAATGAATTAGAAACAGGATTTTCAAACGCTTTTGGAGTTTCCTCAAGCATTACGAATATAATTAAAGATGTTGAATCTAATTTTGAAATAGGTTGGAGTAATATAATGCCTTCTGCTGCTGAGAAGTTTAGGGCAAGAAGGGTTGTTCAGGTTAATAAGCTTTTAAGTGAGATGGATATGACTATAGGTCAATTTAAAGAATCTATACAGGGTGGTAGTTTTGATTCTAAGATTGCAGAACTTGAAGAAACTATAACTTCTAAGTTAGGAGGTATAAGCATAACAGATTTATTGAATGGAGAAGAAAAAGATAAAAAAGCTAAGCCTGAAAGCAAAGCTGCTCAGTTTGAAATAAATGAAATGATAAGAAAAAGAGAAGTCTTTTTCAGCGAAAACAATGCAATGTTGGATAATGATAAGTTATTTAATGCAGGATTACTTGAGGCTAAAATTGCAGGAGTTCAAGATTTCTTAGACCAAGACAACAATAAGAAAGAGGGAACAGAAATTGCTACTAGACAAATGGCAGGGCTTCTAAGAAAACAAAGAAAAGCTAACAATGCAGAAACCTTACAAGATTTAAGAACTACAGCTACTGAAAATATAACTTTACAAAAATATTTTTTAAAGAATAAAATAAGTACAGAATTTGATTACGCTAAAAACGTAATTAAAATAAAACATAACCTTTTAACAAAGGAATTAGAAATTTTACTAAAAGGAGAAGGAAACGAAAAGGCTATAGCAGATAATAGAAGTAAAATGCTAACTCTTGAGCTTCAGGAAGGAAAATTAAATCTTAAGGAGAGTGAAAGAATTGAAAAAAAGGCATTTGATGATAAGGTTTTTGCTCTTGAATTAGAGCAATCAACTACTATGATGAATAAGATAGAGTTTGATAATCGCATGTTACAATTAGAGGCTGATTATCTAATGGCAAGAAAGGGTTTATACGAAACAGGTGCTTTAGAATTGATTGATATTAATAATGGTATTTTAAAGAATAACATTAAGGTTAATCAGACGCAAAAAGAAATGATGGAAGAACAGGTTTCTGCTATGGGAGGTGTAGGTAGCGCCTTAACTTCATTGGCAGGAGATAATGAAGGTCTTAATTTTGTAAAAGAGGCAGGTAATAAAATATCTATGGTGGCTAATACTCTATCTGCTATAAGCTCTCTAAGCACAAACTTAGAATCTCTAGCAAACATAAGAAAAGCTGCATCAGAAAATTTAGATACAGGTTCTATACTAGCTAACACAATAGCTACAACTCTTAGTATTATACCGAAAGCAATATCTGCCGTTCTAAAATCATTTAGTGGGCCTTTCGGTTTATTTGGAGCAATAGCTGCATTTGCTTTTATAAAAAAACTAACAAGTTGGAAAGGAGAGTATGGAGGTATAGTTGAAGGGGGAGGTAAGTTTGCTAATGGAGGAATGGTTCATGGAAAATCACACGCACAAGGTGGGGAGAAATTCTCAGTAGGAGGTAGGGTAAATGAATTAGAAGGTGGAGAAGCCGTTATAAACAAAAGAAGTACAGCAATGTTCAGGAATCAATTATCATCTATGAACGAAGCGGGTGGTGGTGTTAAGTTTGCAGACGGAGGATTGCTTAGTTCTCCTTCATTTACAGAATCTAATTTCGCTGCATCTAATCAATCTGCAATGATAGGAGCTATGCAAGGTCAAAGAAAAGTAGTAGTAGTGGAAGCTGATATAACGGATAGTCAATCAACAGTTAGTGTAATTCAAGCAAATGCATCATTTTAATAATTAAAAAAATAAACAAATGTTTGTTAGTAAAAAAGTAAAGAAAGATAGATTAGATACCTGTAAAAAGTGCGACTTTTACAGGAACTTCGCAATGTTGAAGTACCCTAAATGGACTAAGGGAGCAAGATGTGGTAAATGTAGTTGCTTCTTAGATGCCAAAACAACTCTCACTAAAGAGTATCTTGGAGAATGTCCTTTAGATAAATGGAAAGAATAATAATTAAATAATAATAAAATGGAAAATCCTATTGAAACTGTTGCATCAAAATTATCAAAAGAAGAAAAAGATTTACTCGTTACTTTAAAGTCCTCTAATGATGTTCAAATGAGAAATAATGTTTATAGTACACCTGCTTTAAATGAGTTTTTCAGATTATGGGCTATACACTTTCCTAGTGTAAAGCAAAGTATTAGTTGTAAAGGATGTAGAGAAACTGTTGTTAAGTTTTACGGTAGAGTTGCTGACTTTGTGTCTAACGAAAGACTATTAGCTTCTGAGGTAAAACTAGCTGAATTTAAAGATATAGTTGGTAAAAAGAAAAAGAAAAAAGTTTTATCTAAAAAATAAACTATGGCTAAGAAGCAAAATACTATAGATGTGGTTGAAGAATACATGGAATTATTAAATAATGAGGTTACTTTAAGATTTATAGAGCCTACATCTAAAGATACTATAAGGCATCTTATTGAGAAAGGAATTATAGCTCCAAAGATTCTTAGGAATTATATGATAATCTATGATTTTGACTGTATGCTTAGATTCAATGAAGGCAATAGAACTCATACTTTTATGGACTTATCTATCAAATATGATATATCTGAAAGACAGGCTCAGAGTGTGGTTTATAAGGAGAGGAGAAAGCAAAGCAAGTCAGAAAATATCACATATTAAAATTTGTTCCAAAAGTTGCGTAAGATTGTCATAACATAAATTTATTTTTGTTGCTATGAATGAAAATTGGTATAACATAAATTCAAAAGCATCTAAAGTAGTTGATGTTTATATTTTTGATGAGATAGGAATGGGTGGAGTTAATGCTCAAGGATTCATTGAAGAAATCAAATCTTTTAAGGACTCCCCAATGAATTTGCACATTAATTGTGTGGGTGGAGATGTATTTGATGGAATGGCTATCTACAATATTATAAAGAAAAGGACTGCAACTACTACAGTATATATTGAAGGTATTGCTGCAAGTATGGGAAGTGTTATTGCGTTAGCTGCTAATAAGGTTGTTATGGCAGAGAACTCTTTATTTATGATTCACAATGCTTGGGGTGGAGCAATGGGAGAAGCTAAAGAAATGAAAAAAACAGCAAAGCTTTTAGATAAGATTAGTGGAGAGATTGCTGACATCTATGTTAAAAAAACAAAACTGCCTTATGATAAGGTAAAAGAAATGATGGATGAAGAAACTTGGTTAAATGCTGAAGAAGCACTAGAACTAGGATTTATTGACTCTATCTCGGATGCTATTAAAGTGGCAGCCAAATATGATGTTTCTAAGTTTAAAAATATAACAAACAAGGAAATTAAAACTAAATTAAGTATTAATATAAAAAGTAAAAAAATGACTGATGAGTTAAAAGCTTGGTTTAATGGAAAAGTTGAGGACATTATCGCTAGAGTAAAAAGTGAAAATGTTGAATCTGATTCTAAATCAAATGTTAAAGTTACTATGTCTGATGAAGCTGAAATTTTAAATAAATTTTCAGATTTTGAAACAAAAGTAGCAGAAGTTAGTGGGTCTGTAACTGAATTAGAAGGAGAAAAAGAAACTCTTACTATGGAAGTTGAAAGACTTAATGGTTTATTAAGTAAATCAAATGCAAAGGGAACTGAAATTTCTACAGATGGTGATCCTGCAGTAGTAGTAGCAAATAAAGTAGAAGATGGTAATGCTTCATTTTGGAATGGAATGGTAGCAAAAATAAATTTATAATAATTAAAAATAAAATAAAATGGCAAATGTAGCACTACAAGCGGCAGGTACTTTAGCATATAATGGTACTTACGCATCTAAGATTCTTTTAGAACCAATGTTTCACTCAGATGATATAATGAGAAATTATACTATCTATCCAAATGTGAAGTATAAGCAAAATATAGTAATGGCTCCTAAATTGGCAAGTATAACTGCTGTTAATACAGGATGTGGAACAACAAATACTTGCGACCCTGCAGGATTTACAGTAATCCAAAAGCAAATTGTGGTTAGTAATGTTTCTGTAAAACAAGTTCAATGTTGGGATGAGTTTAAAGATTCAGTAATAGTAGAATCTTACAGAAATGGAATTAATATGCCTGATTTAACAGGAACAGAATTAGCTCAAGTAATTATCAATAGAGTAAGAGGAGGTATTCAGTCTGATATGGTTAGAAATATGTGGGCAGGAGATACAGCAGCAGCAGTAATTGCTATTGACTGTACTTACGACTCAATGGGAGATGGACTATGGAAAAAATTATCAGCAGGAAATGCTATTAATGGAGGTACTCAATTAAGAGAAGTACAAGGAACTTTAGGTGCAGCAGCAACTCAGTATGTTACTGTAGGGGCTACTTTACCTGCAGCAGATGCTGTTCTTGCTTTAGAAGCTGTATTTAATACTGCTCCTTCTGCATTACAACAAGTAGCTTCTTCAGAGAAAAGAATTTTCTGTACTCCAAATATTTATAATGCTTGGTATAGTGCATTAACTCAAGTTGCTTCAGCAGGTTCAGTTGATTACGGACATTCAGAATCTCAATCAGGAAAATCAAGATTATACTTTAGAGGTGTAGAATTAGTTCCTATGTATGAGTGGGATGTAGCTTTAACTACTTTAGCAGGAGCAACT